CCCAGTACGACTTGCCCCCCGAAGAAGAAGTCGGCGCAGAGTGGAATGGGAATTCCACTTCTGGCCAAGGACCTCATCGGAAAGGCATCGGAGCTCCACCTCAAGGGGTGGCTCTCCAGCAAGTCGATGCGTGGGGTTGCCGCGATCAAGCGGGTCCCCGCTGGTTTGCGAAACGATAGAGCCCTGTTATCCAGGACAAAGTGGGTGAGAAAGAACTACGCAGCAATTCGGCTCGCGTGGGTCCTCACACATGGATCCCCTAAGGACCACATCCGCCCAAAGAACCGGGCGAAGGTGGTCTCCTTCTTCAACTACCTCCGTGACCTCGTGTTTAATGGCCCGTCGCATCTCAAGCGACTGGCACACGAGTGGCGGAAGGTAGCTTTGGAAGGTGGTCCGTACCCACCAGGAATTGGCCGGTCAGTGCCGGTAGACGCATTGTTCATCGCGTCAACCGTAGCTCGTGCGACATTCATGGACATGTCGTACTTGCACAACGAGAACGTCGAGAAAACGCTCGACCGTTGGCACAGCCAGCCTCCTGATATCCATCCTCTCATTCTACGATCCATTTACGAATTTGTCGTCAAACGTGCCAGGAACGCAACGGAGAAAGGAGATTATGATCCTTTAGATGTTCCGTGCCCCGAACTCAACGGGAAAGCATGTATCGAGAAGAGCACTCGAGAGGGAGGCGTCGCGGTTGCGGCAAACGAGGCAAATAAAGCCCTCGCGGATGGAATCCGAGAGAAGCTCCTCGCCCGAATTCGCCAGATCAACCCAGCCTTCGACCCCTCGACTTCTACGATACCGCTACCTAGCGCACAAGAGTTAGATGACCGACTCGCCTACAGCTTCGCAATGCAGGAGGCTCGGGGTTTACGGAAAACGGGGCTTGCGCCCCCTATCCGACCCGTGCCTCTCACAGAGCTCGGCTGCAAAGTACGCGTAGCCTCGATGCACCCATGGTGCCTCGCGCATGTCGGGCGCTGTTTCGCCAAGAGGACTCTTCCAGTCCTCAAGCGTCTCAACGTCACACGCGAGGTTCTCCAGGGTCAAGAGGTTCACGTACAAGGGGAGTACGGTAGTCTACTCTACAGCGCAGACCTCAGTGCGGCCTCAGACTATATCCCCCACGAAGTAGGGATGACAGTCCTAAACGCCCTAACTGACGGTCTGGGCTGGGCAGAAGAGGACCTCGACGCCTTTACGACGCTCGTCGACCCAATGCGTTCTCCTCGTGGACTAACCACTCGAGGACTTCACATGGGTCTCGGGAGTACATGGACGATACTCTCGCTCCTCAACGCTTGGGCAGCTTCCTCCAGTCCAAACAAGTCATTCCGCATCTGCGGTGATGACCTGATTGGTCAATGGAACGAAGCCCAGCGTCAGGAGTACGAACGGCGCATCGAATCTATCGGCCTGGTGCTAAACAGGGCGAAAGCATTCAACGGCAACCGAGGTGTCTTCTGCGAGCGCATTGTTGAGTCCCGGGACATCTTAATAGGGTCTTCTCGCACCGTCGCGACAAGCCGGAGTCTGCCCAAGATCTCCGAACTTGTGGGCGCTCGCCAAACAATCGAGCGCACCGGCGGCCTCGCCATTCTACGGGATGTGGTTCTCCAATACACCAGAACCATGTACATTCCGAAGGAAGCAAGGCAAGCCGCGCAGCGGTTTCTGAGGGATGCGAAGGTCGCAGGGGCCCCAAAGGGCCCCGCGGGAATGGGGGGGGGTGGCGGAAACAGTGGAAAGCATACAGATCCTGGTCTATTGACCTATGCGCTCATCCACGGAGTCCGCGCCCCAGGCTGGGGAGCGGCGGCTCACAAAGAGTTCTACGCCAACCTCCTAGCTCACGAACGTAAGGGTGCCAAGCACCACAACGACGTCCCCATGACCGAAGCGGCCATCCCATACCTCGCAGTTGCAGTTCGTAAGGAGCGAAGAGCGGGTGCATATAAAGCACCTACGCTCACGCTCCCCGCCCTCGCAAGGGAGGGGAAGAAAAGGTCAAGAACGACCCTCCTCCCCTCAACCCTACGTGACGCAATCCGCCACTGCCCGTCCTTGACTAGCAAAGGACGCAGAATTGCGATAAAGGCCCTACAGGACTATGGGCTCTATCGTCTCGCACGCCTAAATGACATATCCGTCCTGAAGGCGAAGCACCCAAAGGCATACGGACGTTTGGCAAACGTCGTATACCAACACACTCGGACACGCTACGTGTCTCCTGTGGACATAGACGCCGTTCTCACGGCATCCCACGTCCAACCCCCTCACAATCAACGGGGGGAAGTGCGCCCATGGGCGTGGGCAGAGTGAGGTCTCCCCTCAGAGATCCTC